GCAGCCGGCGGCTTCCTGACCGGAGGTTCGGTCGGGACGCTCACCGGGGCTGCTACCGGAGCAGCGTTCGGACATGCCATGAGTGGCGGGAAGAGCGGGAAGAAGGGAATGACTGATGCCAAGTCAGCTTCTGAGTAACGACAAGATCAGCTTCGTCGCGTGTCGGAACTTCTCCTCGCGCGGGAAGGACTACGAGGTCGGAGACGACTTCCCGCAGGAGGATGCTCGCGACATCGAGGTCTTCGTCCGGGCCCGGTACGTGGTCCCGGTCGTCGACGACATCGCGGACAAGACCCACATCCGGCACTGGCACAAGCACATCCGACCCAAGGACGAGGTGCTCGAGCGGCTCGCGCGGGACCGGGTGCAGCTGAGGATGCCCCACGAGTACGACTCCAACGAGGTCGTGGACCTGGATGTCCTCACCCACCCCGAGACGACTCCGGAGCCTGAGGATGAGCCCGCTCCGGAGCTCGAGCCCGAAGACCAGGACGAGCCGACCTTCGATCCGTCTGACCACACGGTGACCGAGGTGAAGGCCTACCTGGCCGCTCACCCCGAGGACACCGATCGCGTACTGGCTGCAGAGGAAGCCGGACGTGGACGCAAGGGAATCCTGGAGGAGTGATGGAGAGCGCATTCGGTGTCGATCACGGTGACTACGGCGAGATCGAGAAGTTCAGCATCTCCGGCGGGATGACCCGGATCGGCGAGCACCTGGCTGCCGGGGCCACCAAGCTCGGTACGCATGCCCAGGCCGGGTCCATGAGCGCGAAGAACATGTCCAGCAAGGGCGGTCTCGGCTCGAAGATCAACAGCGCGAAGTTCCAGGTCGGCGGGAAGCTGAAGAAGCTCGGTAGCACCATGGCAGCCAACCCGATGAAGGCCGGCGGGATCGCCACCGGTGCGGTGGGTGGTACCGCCGCTGGTGGTGTTGGTCTCATGGGCATGCGTCGTAACCAGTAGGAGTAGACATGCTGTCCGCGTTCGGGGTTGACCATGGAGAGGACATCTCCAAGGTCAAGCTGCCCACGCGCATGCCGAAGGGGCCGAAGAGGCTCACCGGGATCTCCGGTCGGGTGACGCGCGCCCAACAGCGGACCGTGGGCCAGGGGCACCCGACTCGTACCCAGAGCATCAAGCGCAACCTGCACAAGATCGGCGACGCCGACATCTCTCTGAAGAACATCGGTCAGTCCACCAGCTCCGGGTTCCGTCGTGTCGGTCGGTTCATGGAGAACAGGCCGGGCCTGACCGGAACTGCTGTGGTGGGAGGGGGCGCTGGCGGGACCTACTACCTTCTGAGTCGGAAGGAGAACAAGTCCTGATGGCGTACACCTACGACGCCCCCGGCGTCACCAGCAAGGACACGATCAGGTTCCTGGTCCAGGACACCGACCCGCACAACGCCGGCGAGTGGCTGGTCACCGACGAGGAGATCCAGTACACCTACGACACCTGGTTCCCGCTGTACAACTCCCACGAGTATGTCGCTGCGGTGCTAGCGGATACGATCGCGGCGCGTTACGCACGCGAGGCGTCCTACTCGGCTGATGGGGTGAGCGTGTCGCTCGGCCCGGTGGGGGATCAGTACCGGATGCTGGCTGCCTCGCTCCGCGAGCAGCACAAGAGCACTCTCGTTGGGGGTATGCCGGATGTAGGCGGGATCGCCCCCAACGAGAGTCTCCTGCCCGACACGAAGCCGTTCTCCTTCGGCAAGGGCATGCACGACAACATCGAGGCCGGCGCGCAGGAGTGGGGCGGGGTCTACCCGCCGGACATCCCGGTCACCGGGAACCAGAACGTCCCGGACTCCGAGAAGATCGTCGAGCCATGACCTCGGCCTTCGGGGTGGAGCACACCGTCTCCAAGCTCGCAGTGAGGCCGATCAAGAAGCCCAAGGGCAAACTGGTGAAGATCAAGACCGGAGCGGTCAACGCCTCCCACAAGGTCGTGGAGGCCGGAGCAGGACCAACGCCGGCCTCGGTCGCCCTCCGTTCCTTCACACCTCTGCGAGCAGTCCTTGGCCACTAGTCCGATCACCGCACAGTCCCGCGAGTACGTCCGAGCCAGGGCCACCGCGGTGATGGAGTACACCTGTCAGATCGTGCGAGGAGAGCTCCCAGAGGGCTACGACGAGGACACCCTGGTCTACACACCCCGGGGGCTCGGCGAGGTCGTCTATGAGGGCCCCTGCCGGATCTGGGAGGTGGCCAACGCCAGCTCGATCATGGTGGCCGACACCGACATCTACCAGATGTCCACCAACCTCTCGATCCCCTGGGACACCCCGGCAGTGGTGAAGCGCTACGACGAGGTGACCATCCTGACCGCTCCCCAGGACTCTCAGATGGTGGGGAAGAGGTACGAGATCCAGAGCATCGCGAAGGCCGGCGAGCTCCGTGCCACCCGGCGCTTCGAGGTCACCGGGATCATGTGATGGGCGCGGTAGGACAGGCGGACATCTCCCATCTGGCGGAGGCGTTGAACCAGACCGCCAAGGACTCCGGGTTCACCACTCACCAGGTGCTGATCCAGAGCGCCAACCACATCCTGGCCGAGATGGAGGCCAGGGTGCCGGTGAAGACCGGGAAGCTCCGGGGCTCGCTGCACATCCAGGTGCACACCGACTCGGTGACCATCGGTCCGAACGAGAACATCGCGCCGTACGCCGGGTACGTGGAGTTCGGGACCAAGCCGCACGTCATCAGACCCAAGAGCCCGCACGGGGTGCTGATCTTCACCGTCAACGGGAAGCGAGTGGTGACTCGGCTGGTACACCACCCGGGCACCGAGCCGCAGCCCTACGTGCAGCCGGCGTTCCAGGCATGGGTGGACTCCCTTGGGACGATGGCAGCAGAAGCCAACGTCAAGGTGTGGAGACAGAATGCCCCCTAGCTCCATCTCTCGAGGACCGATCACCAACCGTCTGCTGGACGAGCTGGTGACCGAGGGCTTCCCCGTGGGCGACAACGCCCAGCCATCGGTGGCGTTCGGCTGGCAGGGAGAGCCGAACGCACCCGGTACCACGTTCACCCCATGGCTCTCGCTCTCTCCAGGAGCAGCCTCACTTCAGAACCCTTCGGGGGCCATGGGGGACTCTCAGGCCGAGTGGCGGCTGGCCTACTCGGTGATGTACGCCGGCATCTCCAGGAAGCAGACGGAGGCGTTGGCAGACCGGATGCGTCTGAACCTGACGAACATCAACAGGGAGGACATCAGTACCCCGACCGGGAAGTGGCGGATCCAGAAGGCCACCTGCACCGCGATCGGCAACACAACCCGGATCGGCTCCGCCTATCCGGACTACTTCACCCAAGCAGACTCGTTCGAGGTCTGGGTCACGAAGGGATAGGGACATGGGAGCACAGGAAGTCAAGATCGTCCACGGCGAGACCGGCGACGAGGCCTACGTGAGCGAGGAAGCAGCGGACGCCTACGGCGAGCTTGGCTGGACGCGCGCAGATGATGGAAGTAGCGAGTCCGAGAAGGCTCCGGCGAAGAAGACCACGAAGGAAGGCTGACCCCGATGGCCCGGATCATCCCGAATGAGAACACTTGGATCGGGTTCACGCCTGCCGCGATCACCGACCAGAAGCCCACCGTCGCGCAGGTCGCGGCAGCGGTGGACCTGACCGGGTACTGCATCAGCCTCAACGCCTCTGCGCGCGGCAACACGGTGCCTACCCCGGCCTTCGACAGCCTCTTCGAGACCAGCACCGCCGGCACCTCGGCAGCTACCTTCGACGCGGACTTCTACCGCGACGACGCTGTGGGCCTCACCGGTGACATCGCCTGGAAGACGCTGTACCGCGGCGCTCGTGGCACCTTCATCATCTCCCGCTTCGGTCGTCCAGGTACTGGGTCGAACATGCCGATCGCGGGCGACATCGTGGAGGTGTGGACCGTGATGGTCACCTCGAGGACGATGGCGAACATGAGCTCCAACACGGTGCTCACCTTCACCGCGTCGTGCTCGGTCAACATCGAGCCCAATGAGGCGTACACCGTCGCGTAACAGGGATAGCATCGGATCGACTACAGCCGTCGATCAGGAAGTACCCGATGCCAACCTCTGCAGCGAAGACCGCCGAAGCACGTCAGAAGCAGTCCGAGTCGGACAAGCGCGCCACGATCGACCAGCTGATCAACAAGCCCCGGTCGACCACCGAGTTCTCCCTCTTCCTCTCGGACGGCAACGGCGGCACGAACGAGGTGACGCTGAAGTACCAGGCGATCGGGATGCGGGCCTACGACCGGCTGGTGTCCAAGCACCCACCCAAGCCCGACCAGCGTGCGGAGGGATCATCGTTCGACATGGACACCTTCGCGCCGGCACTGATCGCTGCCTGCTCGGTCGACCCGGAGATCAGCCCCACCGAGGCCAAGAAGCTCTGGGACTCAGACGACTGGTCGCGTGGCGACGTGATGGTGTTGTTCCGGCAGGCGGTGGAGCTGAACAACCGGGGGCTCGACATCCCTTTCACAGAAAACGACTGAGGAAGGATCGCAACTTCTTCCTGGAGATGTCCTACTGCTCCGAGCACGGGATCCCACACTCGGAGTACCTGGAGTGGGAGGCCGAGGACCGGTCCAAGCTGATCGCCTACCTGCTGGAGAACTCCGAGCGGTGCAGCATGTGCGGGACCGCCGGCTGGGAGTGGAAGGAGAACAAGTACGCCTTCACTCCGGTCGATGAGTTCTGCCAGGGCTGCTACCAGAAGGCGGTCTTCGGAGACACGCAGGGGTCGTCCCTGCCGGGGACCAATGTCAAACTGATCCCAACCACGCCCCAGCTGACCGCGCAGATGGCCCTGAAGGCCGCGAAGCGTCGTGGGCTGTCGATGGATTAGGACGAGGATGTGAGCTCCCAGCCGGTCGAGGCCAATGTCGTACTGACATCGGACAACAGCCAGTACGACCAGGCGATGCAGCAGTCGTCGATGTCGACCGACAAGCTGGGGAAGTCCGTTGACTCGCTGGGTGCGAAGATCAACGCGCTCTCCAAGTCCGCCGGGCGCAAGATGCTCGGCATCACCGCTGCCGATGTCGCGGTGATCACCGGAGCCACTGCGGCCTGGGCCAGCTACGAGAAGCAGATGTCTCGGCTGAGCGCCCAGGCAGCCATCACCACCAGGACCCGCGATGCCGAGGTCAAGGTGATGAAGACCTACACCGCCTCGGTGAAGGAGCTCCGGAGCCAGTTCGGGTTCACCACTCAAGAGGCTGCTGCGCTGACCCAGCAGATCGCGAAGCTGTCCGACAGCACCAAGAGCATCAAGGGCCTGGCCGATGTCTTCGCGGACATGAGCCACGCCACCGGTGAGTCCTCCACCGGCCTGGCCAACAGCCTGCTGAACCTGCAGAAGATCATGGGCACCCCGCAGTCCCAGACCCGGAACTACGCGGACCAGCTGACCTACCTGGCGGCGAAGAGCAACACCAGCGCCACCGCCCTGGCCGACTTCTCCGCCCAGCTGGCCCCGATGGGTCGTGCGATGGGGATGTCCCAGACCCAGGTCACCGGCTTCGCGAACATGTTCTCCAAGGCTGGTCAGGACGGGATCGCAGCCGGCTCGGCCTTCGGCAAGATCAGCCAGGACATCCTGCAGGCCGTCCAGACCGGCTCCCCGGACCTGCACAAGTACGCCAACCTGCTGGGCGTCACGGTCAGCCAGTTCAAGGAGATGGGTGGCCAGGAGCAGGTCGCTCGCTTCTTCGACCAGATCGCCAGGCTCGGGCCCAAGGCCGCGATGGAGCTGAACCGGTTCGGCCTGGACGGGATCCGGATGAGCAAGGCCATCACCGGAACCGTGCAGGCCTCCGGTGGGGCCTTGAACGCGGTCCGTGAGGCCCAGATCGGCTACGGCTCGGATTCCACCAGCAAGGGTGCGGATGCTGCGGAGAACATGAGCATCACCATGGCGAAGATGCGCCAGGACATGCAGCAGACGGCAGAGGCCGTGGGCTCGATGTTCGGGCCACCGGTGGAGAAGACCCTGAACGTCATCGAGAAGCTGGCCAGCGGCTTCCAGACTCTGATGTCGGGGCCACTGGGCAAGTTCTTCTCCCTGCTCACCGGGTCCGTGGGCGTGATCACCGCTGTTGCCGGAGCGATGCTGCTGCTGGCCGCGGCGACGATCAAGGTGGCTGCCGCCGCTGCGGTCTGGAGGAGCTCTCCGGTGTACGGCCTCCGGGAGGGGCTCAAGGGCGGGGCCGCGATGACCCCGCAGATGATCGGCGGTCGAGCCACCGGACAGTTCATCGCCGCCGGCGGTGAGGGTGCCTACCTGGGTGCACAGGGTGCTCAGATCGCGGAGAAGGGCTCCTGGGGCTCTCGGTTCTTCTACAACCGTGGCCAGGCAGCAGGTGCCTCGATGAGGACCGCCGGGCAGTGGATCGGTGGCATGCCCTGGATGACCTCCGGACCTGGCGGTGAGGCCAGCCAGGCATCTCGCTTCGGCGGCAGGGCGATCCAGTTCGGCAGCAGCATGTGGAGGCAGCAGTTCGAGGCACTGCGCTAT